TGTTGACTTCCAGAATATAGATGGGAAAATATAGAAGGTTTTTCTGACGAAGAAATTAAATATTTTCAGGATTTTTTATCTTCTGTAGCCCACATCATTATGCAGTTAGCACGTGAAGGCGGTTTTGAAGGAGGAATAGACGATGCCTCGAGTTTTTAAGATTGGCTCATATGTTATTTATTTTGAACCGTTTGCGGTTATGCGAATGATTTCTACTGCATAAAAAACGAAGGAGAAAAAGCGTATGGGATTTTTGGATCTTTTTAGAGTTGGCAAAATCAAGAAAGAAAATGAAGCCTTAAAACAAAAACTACAACTTTTGCACGCAGATGAATATTTTCAAATTAGTGAACGCCTTGACAAAATGAATCAGGAAATTTCTGATAATAATTCAATCTTATTCAAACAACGGGAAGAAATTTCCTCTTTATCAGCTCAACAGCAAAAACTAGATAAGCAAGTAACCACTCAGGCCAATAAACTATCTCGCTACAAGGAGCTATATCGAAGTGTAGAATATGCATTAGATACCTTTTTATCATCTAACATACCATACAATAACTGCCGCTTAAATCCTCACGATAAAAGTGATTTCGATTGTCTTGCCCCTTCTGTAATCTTACAATTACATTCTATGGACGTAAAGGAACTCAGAAAGGCATACAAAGACAATGAAAAACAAATAGATAAATTGCTTAGTTTATACGAATCTCGCTATACAACCAAAGCAAACAAATCTATTTATTCGCTAATGGTAATCGCTTTACGAGCAGAATTACAGAATATTCTTTACAATTTAAAATATGAAAAACTTGAGAAGTCAATTGATGATGTCCATTCCGTCACTACAAAATATTTAAAAATCGCAGGTGAGGGAAATCAGAGCATAGCTGGCACACTTACCAAGTTCGTCGGAGAAATCGAATATCTTTTTATTAATGCAGTGAAAATTGAATATAACTATTATGTCAAAAAAGAACAGGCTCGACAGGAGCAAATGGCTTTAAAAGAGCAAATGCGACAAGAGGCAGAAGAACGAAAGGCTCTTGAACTTGAACGAAAGAAAATTGAAAAAGAAGAAAGTAAATATGTCGCTGAAATTGAAAAAGTAAAAACTTCCTTAGAACAGGCATCTTCAAGCGAAGAAGTTGATAAATTAAAAGCCAAAATTTTAGAACTTCAACAGCAATTATCTGGTGTAGCTGTTAAAAAAGAAGAGATTACTAATCCCCAGAATGGAAAAGCAGGTAATGTATACATCATTAGTAACTTAGGTTCTTTCGGTAAAGATGTATTCAAGATAGGTATGACCCGCCGACTAGATCCTCAAGACAGAGTGAACGAACTGGGAAATGCAAGTGTTCCGTTTAAATTCGATGTTCACAGCTTTATTTTTTCAAAAGATGCTGTCGGACTTGAGAAAAAAATGCATAATATGCTAAATGAGCAACGACTTAATAAAGTAAATCTCCGAAAAGAATTTTTTAAAGTAAATATTGATGACTTGGAGCGATTGGTGCTTTCTATTGATCCAACAGCCGAATTCAATAAAACTATGCTCGCAGAAGAATTTCGTCAGTCTGCTGAACTCGATATTCCACTTAGTTCTGCTACTAATCCTGAGATCAGAACATCGGATATCTTGCATACTCTGTGGGGCGATTACGAAATGCCTGATCCATACACAGTGTGCCTGTTCAAAGGCCCTCGCAAC